ACTTTTGCTCATTATGCTATCACCCAAGTTGAACCCGTTGGAATCGTAACTGAAATTCCTGAGTTGATTGTAATAGGACCAGCAGTCATAGCGTTGTTGCCACTTGTTATGCTATAGTTAGCTGCTATGGTGTGTGCGTGTTCGTATAAACCTTTGGTTGTGGTATTAGCATCTGTGTCTAATACTGCCCAAGAAGCTGCACTACCATTTGTTGTAAGGTACTTGCCACTATTGCTTGTCTGTGATGGTAGAGCGTCTACTTCTGCCCAACTCATACCACCCGTAGCACCCGACTGTGCTGATAAGAAGTAACCGTTTGTTGGTGCGTTACTTACTTTAAGGTTAGCTTCATCTACTACATTGTCTGCAATAGTCAGTGCTGTTGCTCCAGTAACCTCGCCACTGTGCGTGGCGTTGGTTGTCTTAGAATCTATCTGAGTTTGAATAGCAGAGGTAACACCACCTACATAATTAATCTCAGTATCTGTTGGTGTAACTGCACCATCAATATTAGGGAATGTAGTTTTCAGTACATTCTTAATTCCTCGTATATGGTCATCACCCTCAGAGACATTATCGCCCGCTGCTGGATTAGTCGCTACGAGGTCATCTATGTACTTAGTACCTGTTAAATCCTCTAAAGCCATTCTCTACTCCTTTATGCTGAAGCAGCTGTTACTGTTACCGTTACCTGTAGTGTGTCACCAGAGATTACTGCTCTTGAAGAACTAAAGTCAACTACACCATATAGTGTACCTGCTGTTCCTGTTGCTGCTGTGTTTAGAAAAGCACCAGCTACTGTTGCTGTTGCGTTAATTGTAAAGTCTACGCTAGAACTGTTAGTCATACTACCACTTGATGCTGCACCTTCTGTCCACTCTTTTCTGTTACCAGAATAGCCAGTAAGCTCTGCCCAGCTTGAGTGTGATGCCATAGTGTCTGCTGCTACTGGAGTACCAGCTCCTTTTAGTCCTATGTACCAAGTTGTTACCTGTGTACTTGCGTGAAATTGTGTATCTAGAATATGGTTTAAACCTACTGTAGTAATTAGGTTCTTTTTATTCTCTTCCCATTTGATGTTGCCATCTTTATCAAGACAAGTAACTTTCCAAAAGTTAGCCAGCCCTATGTTTACATTATCTAATGTCATTGTATACTCCTGTTGTGTTATTCATCTGGGTCACTTATCTTTGTCCAAAGTGTGTCCGTGTCTTCCTCTACATCGTTCCATAAGAATGTGTTGTCACTAGAGGCAGAACCAGTCATACCCATTGTTCCACTTTCTGGAAAGTTTACATTATTCTTTATGTTACTTGTTCCAGCAATTGTTCCATTAACTGGCATTGCTAGTGTTGCACTATCTACTACATCACCAGCGTTTGCTAGTGAAATAGATGCTGGCATAACATGTGCTGTTGTACCAGACATTCCGTAGTTGCCACCTATTGTTACCCCTCTAGGGAATACAGTATCTTCTAGTAATGACTTTGACAATATAGTCTGAGTCATAGTGGCTGTTACTTGGTATGTACTGTTATCCCATATATAGGAATTACCTGACCAAGTTGATGAGTCTGCTGACCAAGTGCTAGATGCCATTAGCCCTCAACTCCAGAGTAAATATTTCTTACTCTCATAGCTGAGCCTGAGTGTCTATCTCTCTGGTCTGCTTTTTGTAATTTGTCTATAGCATTACCATAACCATTTAGCCATACTGCTACTCTTTCATCATTCTTAATAAAAGGCTCTGCTTCCATAAGAGCACCATATAATAATATGTCTGGTGCATTCTTAGTTAACCAGTTGCTTGTAACTGTACCTGATGTGCCATCACCTAGTGATGTAAACTTTTCATAAAAAGCCATCTCAAGTTCATAAGCTGAATCTGGTATGGGTGACAATTGTATCTCATCACCTATTAATGTATAAGCCTTTGGTTTGCCAGTAGTGTTGCTACCATATAATCTGTCTAGCATTTCTGGAGTTATATACTCAAGAGGCTGTGTTGGATTTGTGTTTAATTGTATGTTACGCATTTGTATGTAACCACCCGGCAAATTAAAATACTTCTGTCCAGATGTTGTGTACATTATGCTTCTTACTTCCATAGGGCGTATGCGTAGCTCCCTATTAATCCTAGCTTCTGCTAGTGCAATAAAGTCTGGTATCCTTGCGGTCAAGTCTGACCTATCTAACCAGTCTGCTATTGCATCTTTTAATTCTGTAAATGTACTTAATGCCATTATACTTTTCCTTTAGTAGTTCTCCACATAGCGTTAGCTGGGTCGTTCATCCAAACCTTCATTCTTTCTTGGTTTCCCCATATGCCTTCTCGCATCATTTGTTCTACCACAATAAGTGGTATGCTTGCTACTTTGTGAGACATTACTGAATCACCTTTGTATTGTGTACTTCTGTTATGGAACTTATCTTTTGTGTTTAGCTCGGCTAGTTTCTTAACTACCTTGTCATTTTGCTGACTAGCTACTGTAAGGCTTCCATCTAAATTTGCTATTATTTTTGTATCAATTGCCATAATGTAAACCACCCCAGTTGCCTAGGGTGGTAGTCGGTTATATTAACCTGTAGTGTATCTAATCTTAGCGTTGGCAGCTTCGTTGCCACATCTTAGACCGTACTCAACTAGAAGCATCTTCTTCTCTGAGTCACCTTCTTTAGCGATGTCCACAGTTTGGAAATCACGAAGGTAATCAACTGACCACATATCGTGGTCTAGGAAGTATACAACATCTTGGTCACAGAATCTATCCATGATGATGTTGTAAGTACCAAAGTCTGATACATATACATCAACTGAGTTTTGGATAGTCATGTTGTTATCTGCTACTGAGCGAATTGCATCAGCACGACCATTCATAGCTGTGATTAACTTCTTGTTAGTTGCACCAAGTAGGATAGTAGACGCTTCACCGCCTTGTGTCCATACTTTTTCAGCAGCCGAAAGAACATCAGCTTCAGTCATAGCAGCGTGTGTACTAGTAGTACCAGCATCTACAACATTAGTTGTAATCCAGTTAGCAGCACCACGAGTCTCACGAGCAGTTGTTGCGTTACCCGCAGCAGCAGCGTTGTCAGCTAGTAGTGAACCTTCCATATCACGCTTAAGCTCTTTAGAAGCCTTTGCTAGTTGGTGAGCCATTTCTGACTTCTTACCAGCGTTGTTAACTGTTTCGTGTGTACCAGTAACCTCAACAACTTTCTTAGAAATTTGTGTTTGGTTAGTTGCACGAACAGTCGCAGTAGTTGCAGCTGTACCAGCAGCAGCTCCTTCAACATGGTAGTTATTAATTACAGCAGCAGCGAGTGCTTCTGTTTGCCACTCAAATAGAGTGTTAGATACTGAACCTTTACCAGTAATACTGGATAGGAACGGAGTATCCGTTGGTGAAATATCATAGATGACATCTGACAAATCCTCACGGATTGCAGTTGCATCGTATGTCTTAAATTGCGTAGGCATTATCCTATCTCCTTAAAGCATATCATAAAAAACAGAAGCAGCATCTTGTTGTTTGCCTGACTTCTGTAACCTTGTACGCTTTTTCTTAATAGCTTCAGTAGCTACATCTTCTTTAGAGTTACCTCTTCCAGATTTTTGTACTTTTGGAACTGTCTTTACTGCTTTTTTCTTTGGAGCAACCTTGGTTGTTAACTTGTCATATTCCATAGCTTTCTTAATTATTAGAACGCTGCGGTGGTCAGCCAACTGGTTAATCTCTTCTGGCAAAAAGCCTACTGATTTAGCGTACTCTTGTACATCTTTTTTAACAGTAGATTTTTCATCGCTCCACTCAGGTAAAGCCTCAACTAGTCTATTGTATTCTTGTTGAACAAAATGTGTTCTAGCTTTATTTGCTTCTTCAGCACGCTCTTGTTGTATAAGAACTTGCTGTTGTTGTACATTGTGTACTTTTTCCTGTGCGTCTCTGTACTCATCTTTCTTTAGCATGTACTGGTATGGGTCTTCACTTTTCAGCTCTTCCCAATTAGTACTTTCAAACTCTTGAAGTTTGCTATTTTGTTGCTCTTGCAACATCTGTAAGCCATTAGCGTACATTTGCCTCTCTTGCTCTAGCCTTTGACGCTCGGACTGAATTGCTTCTGTCTCCTTACGCTGCTCTGCTAATGCTTGAGACTTACGAGTATAGTCAGCTTGCCTTTGATAGCCGTTCTTAAGTTCATCAATACCAACTTCTAATTCTTCTCCATCCACTTTAATAGTGTACTTCAAATCTTCTTCCGCTACTACATCATACTCTTCTTCTTCGGATACCTCTTCTTCGGTTTCTTCTTCAGCTTGTCCTTCCTCTTCCGATTCTGGGGCTTCTTCTTCTACCTCTTCAGCTTCCTCTGTTTCCTCTACCACTTCCTCGTCAACAGGGGTATCGGTTACCTCGCTTGCGGTTTGCTCTTCTGAGTCCCACATACTAAGGATTTTATTACTTGCTTCAGCAGTTGTACCTGCATCAGCTCTATTACTATTTACAACTTCTTGGGTGTTCTCTTGAGAATCCATTGGTTACTCCTCTCACTTAATTAATAAAGTCTTCTTGCTCCCTTTCAGCAAGTTTGCCTGTCTCAAGCACCGACTGTATGTGCTGATGCACTAAGTCTAATGCTTTGATTGTTATATACAATCTATCTCTTTCCACTTCCTCGGCAACTCTGGTATCTAAGAGATGCTGTATTAATGCTTCTCTTACTGTGGTTAGAGCCTCTACATATAGAGGATGTTCTAAAATCTGTTTAGCTTGGTCTGCCCTTGCTATCTCTTCTCCCTTTCCCATAATCAGTTCCCTATTTTAACTGCTCGTTCCTGTTCTCTTTCTAATTCAAGCTCTTGTTGTTTAAGTGCAAGTTCTGCTTTCTTAATTTCTAGCTCTTGTGCTTTAATTTGCATATCAACACTAGCTTCTTGTTGTTTAAGCTCTAAGTCTTGTTGTGCTATTTGAGCATCAATTTGCATTTCTTGTTGTTTAAGTGCAGACTCTTGTTGTATCTTTTGCATCTTAACTTGCAGCTCTTGTTGTTTTAACTGAGCTTCTGCTTGCTTGGCTTGCTCTTCTGGGCTTGGACCTTGTTGCTGTTGTACATCTTGGTCTCCCGGGTCTGTAATAAAGTCATCTACATTTTTCATACCCATAGCTTTTATTTGCTCGGCTACTAAATTATATACATTCTTAGGTTTAAGTAACATGCCTGCTGCTGGGTGCTGTGCAATCATTTGTATTGTTTGCGACAATCTACCTAAGTGCATAAGGTTCATATCTTTATTACCAAAACCTAAACCAACTTGTGCAGTACAGTCCATCTTAGTTTTCCACTCATGTGGGTATAAGGTAGTCCATTCGTTGTTTAATCTTACAAGTTTTTCTGGTTTTTCAAATTTCTGTACTAACATATATACAGATTGTGCTAGGTCTTTCATTCCTGTTTCAGCAAATATTCTAGCTATTAATTCTATTTTCTGCTGTGCTGCGGTCATTACTTGACCTACGCCTGTAGCAGTTTGGTGAGACTTTAGCCCACCTTCAGATAGACCCATTGAATTCTTACTAACGCCAGTTCGCTCTTCTCTAATACTGTCTAGGTATCCTAGCATATTAAAAGAGTTCTGGTCTAGTTGTGGTGTTCCCAGAGGGTTAACAGCACCCGGTGTGCGTACTCTTACAATACCACCCGGTCTAGAAGTCATTAGGTCATCTAAATTTGCTTGACCTTCCACTACCTCGTATCGCCCATTGTTTGTTAGGTACATGTTGTCTAACAAGTTACGCATTAGTGTAGTCTTAATTAGTTGAAGGTCGGAGATTAAGTCATAAATACTCAGACCGTAAAACTTATGAGGCATTGGTATAGGTGTAAGGGAGGAGAAGGGAACACTATCCACGGCCTCATTATCTAACAGTTCATCTCCAACCTTCGTTACTTTTCTTAATTCGGCAATGCCATCGTCATCGTAGTCTACTCTTAAGTAGCACTCTGTGACCCAGACTCCATCATCAATATCACCTTCTGGTGAGTTGTCTTGCTCGTGTGAGAATCTAGAAAGTCTTTCAGCTTTGTAATCCGCTTCATCATTATTGAATACATTTTCAATTTTAGATTTAGGATATC